CTTTTTGCAGCATAGTGATTTCCTATGCCTTATGGTTTAGTCGGCCAAGTAGCGTCGTTACATTTAGCAACAGTGTCTTTTCCAGCTGGAAAATCTCTAAGCGACTGTCTGTAGTTTTTCATATCATCTGACATTGTTACATCAGACAATGCGTAATAGTCAGTCTCTGCTAAAAGTTGATTTCTTCTAGTTCTTAAAGCAGCTTGTGCTCTTGCTACGGCACCATCCGCCCACGCTTGCTCTTCAGCGTCTCTTGCTGCTTCTTCTGCAGCTGTAAGCTGAATACGCTCACCGTTAACCATCTTGAATCTAGGCATATTTGTTCTCCTTGTTTTTTGTTTATATACTATTTCATATAGTTGTAAAAGACTAATTTACCCCATACAAATCGATTGTTCCGGAATCTATATTTCCTGATGTACACTGAAAACTTATAGCGTTAACAGCGCTTGTTGTATTAGCATATCCGGAAACAAAACTTTGAGCAGAATAGTCAGGATCACCAGCAAAATTAGTATTTATAGTGGCAATAAAATTTGTTACAAAAGTTGTATTTGATGGGTCAAACAAATGTAAAAAACCACCTAAATTATGGTCTGCATCATTTCCTAAACTTCTTGCTAAATTTTGATAACCTGTTCCTTCTGCAAGATCGTGTCCTGATTCATAACCTATATTTGTACTAGAGCCACCCTCATCGTGTGATCCTTCAAAAAAAGTTGTAGTTTTAGCTACATTGTAATTGCTACCACCATCAATACTTAAATTAAATGTAAGTCTTCCATTCGTTCCATCTTGTGCTGGGTGAATGTTATTAAACACAAATATATATTCTTTATAGGTATTATCTATTCCTGAAGTTATATTTAAACTTGATGATGAACTAGCTGTTGATCTTGATATAAAAATTAAACCACCAAGTGCTGTTGTTGTTCCAACTGCAGTTGCATCCTTTAATGCTCTATTATTTAAAGTTACTAAACTCATTATGATTTACTTAATCCGTACATTTTAATTACTCCGCTATCTATGTTTCCGCTAGACATTTTAAAATCAATAGCATTAATAGCTGATGTAGTATTAAAGTAACCAGCACCATAAGGTCTTTGTGCTCTGTTAATACTGTCATTAAATGAACCTGTTAATATAAAATGTTTAACAAAAGTAGTATTTGATGGAGAGAACAGAAATAACATTGCAGATATACTTTCATCATTTTCATTTCCCATACCAGAATTTATACTAATATTTTGATATGATGTACTTTGTGCTAAGTCATCACTTGAGTTATAGCCTAAACCTGTATAGGCATTATCTTCAGGGTGTTCAGCATAAAAACTTAGTGTTGTTACAGTTACTCCATAACTTGAACCACCATTTGTACTAACTTGAAAATGAAGTCTTACATTATCTGATGCTGGGTGAATATTTATAAACTTAAATAAATAAGTATCGTAGGTGCTATCAATATTAGAAGTAAAAGAAGATGAAGATACTCCTGATGATATTGTATTGGTTGTAATTAAATTTAATGCACCACTTGCCATACTATCTAAAGCAGTTACATTTAATATAGATCTATTGTTATATTTAATTAACGCCATATAATTTTATAACTCCTGAATCTATGTTACCACTAGCAAATTTAAAATCTACTGCATTAACAGCAGATGTTGTGTTACCATAACCACCAATATACTCATTATTACTATAGTTTGGGTCACCATCACCAACTTCATTAGATACGGCTAAAAAATGTTTTACAAAAGTTGTATTGCTGGGGTCAAAAAGATGTAGTGTTCCTGAAATACTACTATCTGCATCATTACTTATCTCCCAAGCAAGATATTGATAACCTGTTCCTTGTGCTAAATCACTACCAGCAGCATATTGTATAGCACCAGCACTACCATTTTCATAATGATATGCTCTATTGGCAGTAGATGTTTTAGTTACGTTATAATTACTTCCGCCATCAATACTAAGATTAAATGTAAAATGTGTAGTATCTGTAGCTGGATGCATATTAATAAATTTAAAAATATATTCTTTATAAGTGCTGTCTATTCCTGATGTAAAAGATAGATTGGCACTACTACTAGCTGTCTGTGTAGATATTAAATTTAAATTACCACCAGTAATGGATGCAGGTATCGAAGTTATAGCTGATAAAGAATTATTGTTACAAAAATTTAAAGCCATTAGGATACTCCGTACATTGTTATAGTTCCTGAAAAATTACCTGAAAGTAATTTAAATTGTATTGCGTTTACAGCACTTGTTGTATTAAAATATCCAGCAATATTTGTTTCTACTGTATAATCAGATTCTTCATAGTAATTAACACGAGAAATATAATGTTTTACGAATGTAGTAGAACTAGGTTCAAAAATATGTAAAAATCCTGATGCAGATTCATCACTTCCATTTCCTATACCGCCAGCTAAAGTTTGAAATCCTGTTCCTTGTGCTTGGTCATAAGCAGTTGTGTAACCAAGACTTGTAGTGCTACCACTTTCATTTTGATATGCTGAAAAAGCTGATGATGTTTTTGTAACATTATAATTACTACCACCATCAATAGAACCATTAAAAGTTAAAGTTTGACCATTAGTTGCAACACTTATATTATTAAAAAAAAATATATATTCTTTATAGGTGCTATCAATACCAGAAGTAAAGGATACTGATGAGTCTGAGCTAGCAGTTGTAGAAGCTAATTTAACTAAACTACCCCCAGCACTTGCTGTTTCTAAACCATTAGCACTTGAATTAAATCTTATTCCTTCACTAGCAGCAGGTGTTACATTTAAACTATTAAATTTTAATTTATTAAGGGCCATTACTTTGTTACTCCATACATTTTGATGACACCGCTATCTATATTTCCGCTACTAAATTTAAAATCAATAGCATTAATAGCAGAAGTAGTATTTATATAACCAGCATTATAATTATTAGATGTTTGAGAAGAACCACCAGCAACCATACCATTAGTTACTGAAATATAATGCTTAACAAAAGTTGTATTTGATGGTGAAAATAAGAATAAATCACCACAAAAACCTGAATCACTATGATTGCTAACTGTTCCGTCTGCATCTAAAATTTCGTAAGATGTGCTTTGTGCAAGATCAGCACCTGCTCTATAACTTAATCCTGAAGCACTACCACTTTCTGCGTGATATGCTCTAAAATTTGTACTTGTTTTAGTTACGTTATAATTAGAACCACCATCAGTAGAACCATTAAATGTAAAATGTGCATCTGATGCTGGATGACAATTAATAATTTTAAACACATAAGTATCATAAGTGCTATCAATACCTGAAGTAAAACTTGAGGAGGACACTCCAGATGTAATTGTGTTAGTTGCAATTAATGTCATGGCACCTGCAGCTGCTGTATCAAATCCATTAGCACTAGAATTAAAAGCTAGTCCTGTGCTTGCAACTGTGGTTAAATCAAAACTATTAAAATTAAATTTAGTTAACGCCATATAATTTTATAACTCCACTATCTATATTTCCTGTTGATGCTTTAAAATCTACTGCGTTAATTGCTGAAGTAGTATTTGCATAACCACCAGTATCTAATGTATAAATATATGCACCACCATCATCATTTGTTGATACTGATTTTCCTATAAAATTTTTTACAAAAGTTGTATTTGATGGATCAAATAAATGTAAAAATCCTGAGATACCTTCATCATTTTGATTACCCATATTTCTAATTAGTTCTTGGTAATCAGTTGATTGTGCTAAATCTCTTGATGATTGGTAAGCTAATGCCTGACCACCACTACCTGATTCCCCGTGATACGTATGAAAAGCAGTTGTGGTTTTTGTAACATTGTAATTACTTCCACCATCCACTGACATATTAAAAGTAAAATGTGCTGAATTAGTTGCTGGGTGAAGATTTATAAATTTAAAAATATATTCTTTGTAAGTAGAGTCTATTCCACTTGTGAAAGATAATGAGGAACTACTACTAGCTGTCTGTGTCGATATTAAAACTAAACTACCCCCAACATCATCCGCAGCTAACCCATTGTTACTAGAGTTAAATGTTATAAACTTACTCGCTGTAGGAGTAACGTTGAAGCTATTAAAGTTTGCTTTAGATATTGCCACATTTTACTCCTTTGGATATTTATCTTTTATAGCTTTAATAGTTGTTTTCCAACCATCAATACCGTTATGGTAAATATCATCTAATTGATCTACAATAGATGGATACTCACTTCTTCTATTTCTTTGATAAGCAAGAGCATCAAAGTCAGATTGCATTTTTGCTAAACCATCTGTGCACTCTTGTTCAGTTGGTTTGTCCTTGCTTGCATCGTGTATAATTAAATTAGCATAAACTTTATTTTTACTATCACTCCAACCGAACCATTGTCCAGTGTGTAACTCTACTAAATAATCTTCAATATGATTTGGTCTACCTGTATTAAAATCCATCTTATGTATCTCCTAATCTTATAAATGTAAAATAATTTCTGTTCGTTGTAGAACTTGCGTATAATACCATACTACTTCCTGTACTAGCAACTTGATATGCAAATCTTACTTTAACCTGAGAAACATCTGTAACGTCAATTAAAGTCTGTGCTGGAACTTGTGCATAAGCAGTACCACCAGTTTGTGCTAAAAAACCTGTTGCTTCTGTAACACTTGTATATGAGGAATTATCAGTAGTTACCTGAATATGGTTTTGACAAAATCTTGAATTATCGTTTCCATTTGAAAATTGCAAACTTGCTCTTACAAGCCAAATGCCTGTTGATGGAAATGTAAATATACCTGAACTTTCTGTCATTGCTGATCCTAAAGTTCCTTGGCCAGTTGTATCTATTCTTTCTAAATTTGCAGTTATATATTGAAGACTTGTGTTAGAGGGTGTTGCATTAGTATTTAATCTCCATTGATCTGCAACTGTAATACCACCACCTTTAATATAAGAATAATCAATTCTTTTAAGTGTTCCACCATCTGATAATAAAAACTCGTCTGTATCTGCTGGTTCCTCAGCTAAAGCTGTTGTGCCAGAAATAATATCATTGTTTAACTTAGCCGCTGTTACTGCGTTAGCTTGAATGCTAGCTGTAGCTACTGTGTTATCTGAAGGTGCACCTAAATCTAATACATCACCTAAAATAATAACAAAGTCTATAACATCACCTGTTGCTAAGTTACTAGCAAAGGTAAGTGTAGACCCTGATACTGTAAAAGAATCTCCTGGTGCTTGTAGTACACCATTAAGAGATACTAACATATGATTAGCATTCTCAGG